TCAAGAGGTCAGCGGTTCGATCCCGCTTGTCTCCACCAACTCAACATCTTGCGAACCAATAGATTCAGGAACAGAATAGCTTTCTTCGTTAGGAAGTTCTTTGGAATTCGCATAATTATATTGGACGGTGACTAAATAGTTGCCGTCTTTTTCTTTTTTTATTACGATATCTCTTACCATTGTGGAAATGATACGATCCTTAAATTTTTCACCTTCTAGGAGTGCAAATTTTTCTAAAAAGAAAATAATATGTTCTTTGGTAACTTGGATTGGATTAGATTTTATTTTTTCAAGAGAGATATCATTTTTGACTGATTGTAAGTCAGCTTCATATTGTTTGATCCGATCCATTAAAGTAATAGATACCAAACCTTGATCAATAGCCTTCATGCAGTTTTCTAGTTTCTGGGTAAGGTCTTTTTCTTGTTGAATCAGGCTTTCTAAACGATAGTTTTTTACGCTGTTATTAGTTTTTAAAGCTTGATTAGCAATAATGTCTAAATTTATTGGTTTTTTCAAAATGGAAGCGGCGTGTGCTGCAATAATATGTTCAATTTCATCACGACGTATATTTCCTATATCACAATGGGAAGTCCGGCGGCGAGTTGAATAACAAGAATAATAATAATGCATAGTACCGTTTCTGCTTTTGCCACTCATGCCACACATGCTTCCACCGCAGCATCCACAGCGTAGTTTTCCTGACAAAAGGTAAATAGCCGAGGGGCGAGCCACATTTTTTCTGTTGCGGGCATTATATCTAGCCTGGCATTTATAAAAAAGTTCTGGCGTGATAATTGGCGGTATAGCATTTTCTTTTCTGATATCGTTCCACTTAAATACACCGATATAAGTTTCTGATCTTATCATCCGGTCAAAGCTGGAACGACCGAATTTATTACCCATACCAGTGACGACATGATAACTGTTGATTTTTCTTGCGATATCGACTATTTTAGCCCCGGCGGCGTACATTTCAAAAGCTTCTTGAACGATAGGTACTAACGCGGGGTCCGGATGAAGATGTTTATCGGCATCAATGGTGTAACCGAAAGGTATTCTACCGGAAGCCCAGCGGCAGGCTAACGCATTTTCTGTCATACCGCGCTTTACTTTTTGTGCAAGCTCTACCGAATAATACTCTGCCATACCTTCCAAAACGCTTTCAAGAATAATTCCAGAAGGATCGCTGGTGATATTTTCCTTAGCAGATAATACTCGAACGCCGTTTCTTTTTAACTTCGCTTTGTAAACAGCACTGTCATAGCGATTACGAGCAAAGCGGTCTAATGTGTAGACTATGATTGTATCAAATGTTTTTTTGCTGCTGTCAGCTACCATTTGTTGAAATGACGGACGATCATCGGTTTTGGCGCTAATTGCTCTGTCTATATAGTGTTCGACAATAGTTAGGCCATTACGTTTTGCAAAATTTGTGCATTCTCTAATCTGTCCCTCAATACTTTCTTCACGCTGATGCCCGGAAGAATAGCGGGCGTATATAACGGCATTTGACATAAAAACAACTCCTAACTATTTGTTTGACGTATTGATTTTTAGTGATAAGTACGATAAAATATAATCAGATGTATGGACCGTTACCATACGTGGTCGGTCGGTGCCCCGTTGTCTATATGACAGCGGGGCCATTTTTTATGATTCTTAGTATTGATGGAGAAGTGATTTGGGTTGGATTTTTTTTTTTAGTATGATAAAATAAAATTGAATAAATTAGGTGAAGTGGGAAAATACATAGTCATTTCAGAAGGGGGATAACACTATGATTATAGAAATAATTTCATATATTAGTGTTTTAGCCTTGCTGATATCACTTTTAAATCTTGTTTTAAGTTTGATAGTGTATTATGGAGTGAATGATTATATTAATGAATTTAAAAAAGTACGATGGTATGTAAGTTTTATAATTGTTGTATTTTTGATAATAAGAAAAAATATAATAATCAATTAGTTTAGACCCGCGGTATACCTGTTGGGTCTTTTATTTTTAATTGTTCAATTTCATCTTTTAGTTCAGAAGGATCTATATTTTCTTTTAATACTCGTTCATAGTATTGTATTCCTTTTTCAATTAAGCCCTGAGTTTTGAGGCTGAATTCAATATCATATCCCTGCTTACTAAATTTGGCCTCTCCACCGACAATGAAAAGAAATATTAGAGCTATAATAGCGATTTTTATAGGTGAACCAATGAATTCTAATATGCCAGGAGATTGTACGTTTAGCTTTATATCTATATCATTTGAAGCGGTAGGGTCGTCTGTTACTTTGTTCAAATAGTTCAGTAATCCTGAAATAAATTTAATCAATTTATTAGCTGGAATATTCTTTTGAGTACATACGTCTAAAATTATATGAGCAATATCATTTTTTATGTATAATGTATTTAAAGTTCTGTCTATATAATCTGCATATCTGGTAGCGTTAGAAATGGTTTGATGTGCTCGGAAAAATTGAAATAAATTTGGGTCTAACCGATGCCTTTCTAATGAACTTAACCATTTAACGGTTCTTCTTTTAATATATGGACATGATACTGAAAGATCATCACTAACATATTGTTCTTTTATAGTTTCTATATATGGATCAGATTTTATAATACCAAAAGCAAAAGTTGCAGAAGATGTACTTGGTATTATAACTAAATCACCGGGTTGCATTTCTTGACAAAAACGTTTAATAGGATTCAGAACTCTTCCTGGTATAGCATCGGGGTATTTTTCTTTAATGAGTTTTATTGTTTTTTCGTCATCGTTATCTTTGGATAAAATATTAATATAGTTCCAACCAACAGCAATATAACTATTAAACAAAAAATCTTTATAATATTTGCCAGATTCTGTCCGCACAAACCAATAATTCATGTTATTATTAAGTATTCGTACTGGTAACTTTAAAATTTTAAGTAAGTTGTATAAATCTTCTTGAGTATCTTGTGTATATTGAATACTGTTAATCATTTATGTATGACTCCTTTTAAAAAGTAAGATAGATATGATAGAATTATCAGATGAAAGGACTACAATCGTTGGCGATTGGTCACTATCCTGCTGTCTTCATAGATAGCGGGCTTTTTATTTTATCAGAATGATGTTTCCTAAACTTTCCCATATTTATTCTGATATTCCGCAAAAGTTGCATAAAAAATTTTTTCACCGATAGAACCAGGAATAATAGGTTCAAATCGTTCAAGGGAATATTTATCGGTATAACTTGCTAAAGTAGTACCATTTTTATCATAAATAACTACTGACTGTGTTTTGATAGATTCATTTTTATAATCAAATTCCAACCTATGTAATTGATAAGAAATAGGTTCAGCAAGTTTTAAATCGTCTGATATTTTAGCCCCTTCTGATTCTGTATGTTCGTATTTTATCCATGCAAAATATTTATCATCTTCTGATTTACGTATACTGTCTTTATCAAAAGAAATGGTAGTACTATCGTTTGAGGCTATCCAATTCCACTCGGCAGCATAAGTTATAGATGATAATCCTAATAGACTTAAACAAAGTGATAGAATCAAAATTATCTTTTTCATTTAGAGGACCTCCTGTATTAGTGATAATCTTTTTGATGTAAATAAAAAATTCGGGCGCGAATTTAACCGTCTCGAATTCGACACGGTTAAATTTATATAATGTTATTAAGATAAATTTTATTTATGTTTATGCCAGAAATTTGGAAATATTATATTACCGCGTTTTGTATAGCTCTTTCTTTTCTTGAAATTTTACTAAATTCAAAATCTAATACGTTGTCAACTGCAGCTTTACCTTCAATATCTAATTGAAGGTATTTTTTTATGTGTAATTTTTCCAATGGACTTAACGATTTTTCTTTGCCTTTCGGCTCATGGCACAACAGATAATCTGTAGAAACCTCAAAATAATCGGCTAAAGTAATGAGCATATCCAGATTTGGAGATCTTTCGCCACTCTCATAATAACCATAGGATTGACGGCTGATATTCAAATCAGAGGCAATAGTTGCTTTACTTAAACCTCTACTTTCACGTAATTCTTTAAGTCTAAACATATAAAACCCTCCTAACATAGTACCATTATAGCAACAATATGTTGACTTTGAAAATAACAGAAACAAAAAGTTAACCGCAAAAAGGAAGCGTAACATAGTGTTGACAAATAAAATGAGCTGTGCTATTATTTTTCTTGTAAACATAATGTGAACAAAAATGGACGGTGTTAACAATGAGAATGTGGCTAAGGGATATTCGTAAGAAAAAAGGATTTACACAAAATGAAGCTGCTATGCATATGAAGATTACTAGACAGGCATATAATCTCATAGAAAAAGGTGAGCGACAGTCTGATTTGAATTTATCTACAATGATTGCAATTTCTGATTTATTTGGATTGAGCCTAGAAGAAATTAGATATTTAGAAGAATGTAAAAATTAAAACGAAAAAGACTTAAAAAAGGGAGATGAAATATTGAACTTCATAGTTTTATAAACAAAATGTGAATATAAAAAAAGAAACACCCGCCTCAACCGTGGAAAAGTTTAGCGAGTGTTTCTTTGGGCCAGCCGAAGCTGACGAGAACATTATATCACAGTTTCGGTTGGTATATCAACTTAGAAAGAGGGATATGCCGTGGATAAAAATAAACCGTTAACTGCTGAACAAATTAAAGCATTACTTACGCTTATTAAGATTGTCAAAAGTATGCCAGAGGAAGAATTTATAAAAAAATATGCTAGTTTGCCAGAAGACGAATTAGCTAAGGCTTATTTAGATGAAAAACACAGGCAGGAAGGGAGCGGAAGATAGTGATGTTTGATTCGATAAAAAAGAAATCCCGAAAAAGAAAAGGAAAAAGCCCTGCTGGCAGGCAGGGCGAGAATAGGCGATTACTGATCCAATCAGATCATAAGGCTGTGTGTGTGAAGTCTAATAAGAGAGTCGGCTTAAAAAAAGATGAAGACATATTAAGAGAAGTTCAATCTCTGCTTGATGAAGTTGATTTTGATAGATATACACCTGCCGGAAGTAGGAAATTAAGTCTTCAAATAGACAGTGTTGTTAACGAGATTTTAAAGATACTTATACTTCATAAATTTACAGAAGAAGAATTGGAAATCATATTGGATTTAGTTAGGTATCGTATTACTGGTACAGATTATATTTTTAGGCGTTCAACGAGGAAAGGAGAGCAATGATATATGCAGGAGTTCAGAGTTGTAGAAGTTGAAACGGAAGGCATATTAGATAATTATGCTGCTAGATCATTAGGAGAATACGTTGTTGAACGCCTTCAAAGTATGCTGCTTCCTGATGGAAAGTTCAAGGATAAAAAACTACAAGCTGAATTTGAAGTTTGGTTAAAAAACAGAGAGGCGGCGGTATCGTGAAAGTTTTAGTGATAACACTGATATTAAGTTTTCTGATATATGGCTGCAGTGTATGTTATACAGACAGGGGATTGGCGGTCAAAGAAGATATGCCAAGTAACACGAAAGTATACTTAGTTCCCTTACCGGGAACGCGCATTCTTATGCCGCATTTTATACAGACAAAAATAAAATAACAAATGTTAGGAGCGAAATATATGAAAGAACAAAATGCGTTTGAGACTTTGAAAAATACTTTGGAAGATAAGTACATTAGAAGAAAAGTTGTAAAGATTACTCAATATGCATTTGGGCATAAAGTAACTCTTGATAAACCTATAAAGGTAAAGAATAATCTCGTTACAAGTTGGTATTTCCTAAATATTATGGCTTATGATGTACGGCTTGGAGACACTATGAGGTTTGAGCTAACGAGGAAGGGATTATATTTTGCTGGAATTGATCTGCGGGCACGGCAGTTAGAGGCCCGTTTGGTAACACGGTAAGAACAGGAGGCAGAAAAATGAAAGAAACATTGAGTATCGGGGGAAAAGACGAGTTTAAGGTAATAGAAGTACCTAGTCCTTTCCCTCCGGGAATAAAAACAGAAATAAAAAAAATCATGGATGAACGCCATATGAGTGATAAAGAAAAACATCGTCTTTTAATTAGTATGGCAAATGATCTTGATAAGTCTATCAAATGGAATGATGCTGAAAATCACCTGGTGGACGATGTAGAAGAATTAAAAAGAGTTGCTTTATATGGAAAAATTTTTATGTGTATAGTTTGTCTATTTATCGTGAAATTGATTTTTTTTAGTAACTAAAAGTAGGAGGCAGAAAAATGAAAGGGCTTTATTTAGCGGCAATAGATATTATCGTAGATGGTTTAGATAGCATAGCACATTATCCTGCTATGTGGGTATTCACCGTAACGGCAGCAATTCTGACTGCAATTCTAATTCATACCTGCGGTGTAGCAGAAGGTCGGGTAATGGGGCTGTAAAGTCAGAAGTTTTAGAAAGAAGGGGTAAAAATGGGAAATCGTAGCGGTGAGCTCGTAGTTAAAATTAACGTCGAAGGTCCAACAACTATCGAGAAATTAGAAACAATCATTAAAAAAATTTCAGAAATAAAAAGAGGATACAACTGTACGTGTATCCTCTATGTAAGAAATTTGATTTAGTTCTTTGTTAGAAGTATATATTCGATATCAATTCCGTGTACAGATAGTTTTTCATCTCCTATGAATAAATACGGAATCTCGTCCAAGAAAAAGTTGTTTATATCAACGTCTTTTTGTTGGTCGGTTAAATTTGTTTTGATAGATGAAAGATTTTTGATAGTTAAAGAATCATTACTTTTTAATTTTACAAAAGCATTCATAAATAAACCTCCAATCCAATATCGAAACATCATTATGAATAAGTTATTTATTCTGCATACAAATAATAACATAATGAGGGAGCTTTGGTCAAATGTTGAATGTTCAAAAAGTCAGACTAGAAAAAAAGGTAAGTAAATATCGGCTATGTAAGGAAACTGGAATATCATTCAATTCTTTAACAAGCCTTGAAAATGGTGGGGACGTTCGACTTAGTACTTTAGAGAGAATTGCTAAGGTACTGAAAGTAGAAGTCAAAGATTTATTTGAATAAAAAAAGAAGCTGTTAACGTTGGTGTGTTAACAGCATAAGGGAATGGATAAAATTGTGAGAAAAAATTTAGAAAACGAGAGTACTGACCGTACGAAAGTTATTATAGCATAAGCTGAAAAATTTTCAATATGGATTTTAAAAATTTTGATTGGTATTTCTCCAATGCTATTTATAAAAGATCCTATAAAAACAATTCCATATATAAAAAAAGATGCGGTTAGAATAACCTAACCGCGAATGGGGGAAATCACAACAAAAATAAAAACCCACCAAATATAGGAGAACCTTGCACGCCTTCGTGCAAAAGATATTATAGCAGAATTTGAAAAATTTTCAACCATAAAATCAGAAAGGATGATCACGATGGAAATCCGCTATTTAAACAAGGAAAGCCTAAAAGAATTGAGCTTTTATGTAAAAACGAGGGACTACTATAAAGAGAAATTAGAAAAGCTCAGAGAGATAAAAAACGAAGTAACAGACCAGGCTTCAAGCATTACCATAAATATTTCATACAAAACGAAAGAGAGTTATAACAGTAAAGCCATAGAGATACATCGTCCCGTAGGAGAAATTTCAAGCCACTTTGAGTTCATTCCCGCTACAGTCATTAAAGAAGTGGAAGATCAGCTGCTTTTTTGCATTGCCTGTATTGAATCCTATCTATGGGATAGGTTCGGTTATACCGATGATGAAGCGGTAATACAACAATCTAAACAACAGCAAAAGCTGATGGAATTTTTGAGTAAAGGGGCCGCAAAGATAGAATTTAATCCTAATGATTATGCTGATGTTGAAGATGCTTTAAAAACAATATTAGAACCGTTAAAGAATATCAGGAATGATTTAGAAAAGGTTGTCAAAAATATAATTGAAAGCAATGGCGAAGGACAAGGTAATGGAGGTGCCAAACATGAGTAATTCTAAGTGCTTTCGGTGCGGGAAGCGGCTTAGAGCTGGGGACTGGAAACTTCTTTATGATCCGTCGCTCATGCGGGCCGTGAAAGTTTGTCGTGATGATAAAAACTGTATCGTACAAACAAAAGGAACGCTGCTGTCTGGTCCGCTTGCCAATAGAATGATCAAAGATTATAGAGGTCGTTGATATGGGCAAAAGTAAAAAAAGAGTAGTTAGAAATATCTGTAACAATCACTATTTGAATCTTAATACACTGCTGCCGGAAATTACGTGTGCCGAATGCGGTAAAAAGAAATGCCTGCCGTGGGGTACTGATTTAACTAATTATGTTTATCAAAGGCGGTCCGGCTATAAATCAGGGCGGCCGAGAAGGGAATTTTACTGTTCCTATTCCTGTATGAAAAAGGCGAGTGAAAGGAAGCGATAGTATGCATCGTGATACCCAAGAAAAAGAATCAAAGACTAAAGGATACTGCAGCATATGTGAAAAGCATACAGAAAATGGATATTGTTATATACATCCTTTTGGGCACAGGGAATATCTAATTTGTCCAAACTGCTTAATGTACAGCACTGATCCTTTAGTAAAAGAAGCCAGGATAGGGTTAAGAAGTGGAGGGCGGAAAAGATGATCCATAAATTAAAAATATTACCAGAATTTTTCCCATTGGTAGAGAAGGGGAAAAAGAGATTTGAATTGAGGAAGAATGATCGTAACTATCAGGAAGATGATATTTTATTACTGCAGGAATATTTTGACGGTGAATATACCGGGCGCCAATGCGTAGTAAAAATAACAAATGTTTTTGGCAGTAATAATGAAGAAAGTCTGTGGCCAGAATTAAAGAAAGACACTATTATCTCAGACCAGTACGTTATTTTGTCAATCAAGAAAATCAATGTACCTGTTGAGATATTAATGGAGCTTGAAAGACCAGTAGAACAAGGATATTACAACAGTTTTAAGGGCGAAGAAGTGGATGCAGAGGTAATAATCGTTGAAGACACTAAACAATTAGAAGAAGGAACGGCGGCGCTACCTCCACCGCCTAATCCGTGGGCTTCTAAAAATCGTAAGCCGACTGATGATTCCGACAATGATGGACAGTAAAGTTTTTGAAAAAATCTTTGACGCTTGGAATCTTGCAACAGTAGCTTCTACAGTTTGGGGACCAGATAGTGATATGGCAAAGAATGCACAAAGTGCTTTCTATTCTATTCTTAATTCTGTTGATGATGATACTAAGCTGGAATTTTTTGAAGGGCTTGAAAGAATCAAGGCTAGGCCAGAAAGATAAAATTCAAGTTGATCATAAGTAGGGAGGACTGGCGGTGAAATTTATTGACCTGTTTTCCGGCATAGGGGGAATACGTCTAGGGTTGGAAATGGCCGGACATAAATGTGCTGGTTTTTGTGAATTCGATAAGTTCGCTAGAACGGCTTATAAAGCAATATATGAGACAGAAGGAGAATGGGAAGCATATGATATCAGAACAGTTAAACCATACGATATACCAACCGTCCCTCTTTGGTGTTTCGGATTTCCCTGCCAAGATATCTCCATTGCAGGAAAACAAAAGGGAATTCGGGGGGGACGTTCAGGGCTTTTCTGGGAAATTATACGGTTGCTTGAAGGGAGAAATAAAGAAGATAGACCCGAATGGCTGCTCATTGAAAATGTTAAAAATCTATTGTCTATTGGACGAGGTTTTGACTTTGCCAGATTGCTCTGTTCGCTGGGAGAAGTCGGGTACGAGTGCGAATGGCAAGTGCTTAACAGTAAAGACTTTGGAGTTCCGCAAAACAGGGAAAGGGTGTTCATTATTGGACATCTTGGAGAAGGAAGTAGACGAAAAGTATTTCCTATCAGACCAACAAACGGCGAAAATCCTTGCAAACAGCAAGAATTAACCAAAGGTGTGGCAGATGCGTTTCGGATATATGATAGCAGAGGACTTGCTAGGACTTTGAAAGCAGAAGGCGGGGGATTAGGATCAAAGACAGGTCTTTATTTAGTTCCTGTAAAAATTTCTAAAAAGTCTGGTACGCCTGTAAACAATATGAAAATAAAAAATGTAGGTGCTCAAACAGCATCTTGCTTATCAGCTCGATATTATAAAGGGCTTTCAGAAGATAATTGCAATGGAATTCTCTGTATACAAAAAACACGCAGGAAAATTCGGTGCAGGATTAGGAAGCTTACACCGAGGGAGTGCTGGCGGTTACAGGGATTTCCTGATTGGGCCTTTGATAGAGCTTTGGCGGCAGGAATAAGTAACAGTAGACTTTACCAACAAGCAGGAAATTCTGTTACAGTAAATGTTATTTTGGCAATAGGTGTAATTTTAAAGGAGATTGAGGATGAAGATCCCTACGAATAAAATTGTTGGATGGCAGAAAACAAAAAATTGTCTGCCTGTTCTTGATGCATTGGTACTAATTCAGTCTAAAGAAGATAAATATTTTTATGAAATAGCCCAATTAGTTTCAGATGATGGTACATTAACTTTCCGTAGTTGGTCTGACTATGGACGCGAATTTGATCTAAAAGATATTCGTAAATGGGCCTATATAAAACTATAGAGGAGATAAACATGAAAATAGGACTTGTTGATGTTGATGGACATAACTTTCCTAATTTAGCTTTGATGAAAATATCAGCATGGCATAAAAAACACGGTGATATTGTTCATTGGGCTGGAAGTTTAGAGCGCTATGATATTGTGTATATGGCAAAAGTTTTTTCCTTTACGCCGGATGATATCCAAGCGTATCAAGCTGACGAAATCGTTAAAGGTGGAACTGGTTACGACTTAATGGGGAAGTTGCCACAAAATATTGAATGTAGCTATCCTGACTATGATTTATATGCTATCAAAAATAAAGCATATGGTTACTTAACTAGAGGTTGTCCTCGTCAGTGTCCATTCTGCATAGTAGGTCAAAAGGAAGGTGTACAGGCGTATAAAGTTGCTGATTTATCGCAGTTTTGGCGTGGTCAGAAGCACATAAAGCTGCTTGATCCTAATTTGCTGGCTTGTCCTGATTGGGAAAATTTACTTGGACAGCTGGCTGAGAGTAGAGCCTATGTAGATTTTACTCAGGGTTTGGATATTAGGCTTATGACGGATGAAAAAGCCTGTGCTATAAATAAGGTTAAGTACAGTATGATACATTTTGCGTGGGACGATCCTAATGATATGGGAACACTAGAAAAATTAAAGGAATACAGAGCTGCGTGGAAAGGTAGTCGCAGAAACCTTAGTGTTTACGTATTAACTAATTTTAACAGCACGCATGAAGAAGATTTGTATCGGGTATATACATTGAGAGACATAGGCTATGATCCGTACATTATGATTTTTGATAAATTGAATGCTCCTGAAAAAACAAAATATTTGCAGCGTTGGGTTAACAATAAGCAGATATTTAGGACGATTAAGAAGTTCGAAGACTATGATCACACGAGAGGTTAACTATGAATAAGGTAATTTTATTAGGAAGATTGACTAAAGATTGCAATACTAAATATACCCAGACAGGAAAATGCGTAACGACTTTTACTTTGGCGGTCAATAGACCAACTACGAAAGATGGAGAACAGCAGGCAGACTTTGTGCCCGTAGTTTTATGGGGGAAAGTAGCAGAAACTGTTGGTAATTATGTTCATAAAGGACAACGGTTGCTTGTCGAAGGGCGGTTACAAGTTAGAACGTTCGAAGCAAATGACGGTTCTAAACGTTGGGTAACAGAAGTTATCGGCAGCCATATTGAATTCATTGAAAAGAAAGAAGACTTCGGCGGACCTGGCGGTAACGAATATACAGGAGCGCCTTTTGATGAAGAAATCCCATTTTAAATATAAGGAGTTGTAAATAGTGAGACCAATAAATATAAAAAATATGATGGCGTTAATCGAAAAAGAACCGGATGATCAATATATACGGGTATTAAAGTTAGTATTTTTACAAGCTTTGATGGAGATCAAACAGCTGCGCCGAAAAAATAGCCAACTTGGCGGTAAGGTAGCGAGATATAGAAAAAAAGATACTCCGACAGAGCCTATGCAAGTTGGACCTAATGAATGTGACGACATAATATGCCCTAATTGTAGTGGAATTGTTGGTTTTAACGCAATGGCAAATTACGCAAAAACAAGATGCTGTTATCATTGTGGGCAAAGGTTGAAATGGAAGGAATGTGAGTAATGATGGAAATTAAGATAAAATTATTGACTGGCGGTAAAATGCCGACAAAAGGAACGATCGGTGCAGCCGGTTATGATTGCTACGCAAGAGAAGATATAACTGTAGGTACAGAACCTGTACTAATTGGGTTGGGATTTGCTATTGAGATTCCACCGGGGTATCATGCCAAAATCTTTCCACGCAGTAGTACAGGCTTGAAAACATTATTACGCCAGCCGAATTCTTGCGGGATAATCGACAGCGATTACAGAGGCGAAGTAAAAGTTATGTATGAAGCTAAAATGTATGTTGATGAAAAAGAGATCGTTGTAAAAAAAGGCTATCACAGTATTAAAGCAGGTGAGCGTATTGCTCAAATGCTGATCGAGCGTAACGAAGATACAACGCTAGTACCGGTTGCAGAACTTTCTGAAACAAAAAGAGGCACTGGCGGTTTTGGCAGTACTGGGTGGTGAATAGCTTATGAAATTAATAGATAAAGACGCTTTAAGCATGGAACTAATGAATGAAGTGTTAAACGCTTATGCAAAGGCTGATTTTCGTTTTGCTCATGCGTTAAACGTTTTTCAAGGTTTAATAGACAAAGCCCCTACAGTAGAAGAACGTAAGCAGGGGCATTGGATAGATTTAGAATTCGATGATGTAAGTATATGCAGCTTGTGTAAAAATCCACAAGAAGTTGAAACACTATATTGCCCTGAATGTGGGGCTATTATGGACGGTGTAGAAAAATGAAATTAAAAGCTTATGGATGGGATGACGAAGATTACGACGAAAGTCATGTAGTTTGGGCGGCTACACCGGGAAAAGCTAAAGCGTTACTTGCTTCCGAACATGATAGAGAATTTACAGAAATGCGGGTTTATCGTGTTCCGTGGGCTGATAAATATGGAGCCAGCAAAATAATACCAGCAAAAGAATTTTTAAGTAATGGCTGGGAGCTGAATTGCACAAACTGCGGGAAAGTTGTTCGTAATGGTACAGCAACAGTTTTAGACGAAGTAGAGGTACTATGTGACGAGTGTGCGAAAGATTGGAACGAGGTGAAAAAATGAAAGAAAGTTTTATTTGCCCTCACTGCAAGAATATAACGGGCTGGAGGGAAGTAATTCCTGTGCACGGCCACTATACAGAACATTATGACGAAAACGGTAAATTTGAGGCGGGAGCTTATGCCGACTCTATGAATTATTACGAAAAATCAACGGTATATGAATGTACACGTTGCAACAGAAATATAAAAGCTGCTGTTTTGCGTTATAAACGAGGTATGAATAAATGACAAAGAAAGAACTGATAGAGTTGATAGAAGAATATCCGGACGATGCAGTTATCACTTGTTCCGGTGATGGGCGTGGTTTTTGGGCAAGTGATGTAGTGTTTGACGAATATACGAATAAAATTTGTATCGTAGAAGATTGAGAAAGGTTAAGAAAAATGAAAAAAACAAAACTAAAACAGCGGGTAGAAACGTTAACTGAATGTATTAAATCTTTAGAAAAAATGAAATCAACAAACGAAAGCGTAATCGTTATTACTGATAGTTTTATATGTACGTCAATGGTGGACGAGGAAGGAAAAACAGATAATGAGAACATTCAAGATCACATTGCAAAGGTTTTTGTTTTGATTATTAGCTATTTAACCCATATGGCTAAACGAACAGATCTAAATTTAACTATGCTTTTATTACCGATATTGATAGAAGTTGCAAAAAAAGAAGGCATAGAGATTAAGGAAATTCCGAAAGAAGCATTAGAAAAAAGGGAACAAATTTTAAACTAATGCTATAGGACTTATGAGGGATCAGAAAAACATTAAGGATTTAGTGAGTGAAGAATGAAAAAACGTGAACTTTGCGGTATTTATTTCAGAGTAAAGCGGAATGGAAAGTACGAAAACATTTGCTTTACTGATATGACGGAATTTGAACAAAAAAGAGCAATTTATGATTTTTCGCCAGAAGCTCTGAGAAATATGTGTATGGTTTTGGCGGGAGTAGTCAGAAATTTAGGCGATATGTTTGATATTAGTGCTGCGGACGGTGATTAATAATGAAAGAAGCAGTAAATTGTTTAAAATGCTACCGGATACATAAGTATGACAATATTATTTTTTGTCCTTTTATTGGACTGGAAGAATGTATCAGGGGTCGGCATTATGTCGAATTAGAAAATACTTCCAATATAAATGAAATTAAAGATAAGAGTAAAATCCCTGATTTTAAACCTACAGATAAATGTGCGTCGAAAAAAGCCATTCAATGGGAGCAATACCACGAACAAATATTCGAGATGTTTGAAGCTGGTTATACCAGGTATAGAATTGCTAAAGAAATAGGAGTAAGTATAAATGCTTTATATGCGTATGTATCAAGATATAAACAATAAGTAAAATAAGTAAATGGCGTATGTCTTTTGACATGCGCCTAAATGCTTTGAAAAATTCCTTCCATTATATATACGTTTTTTTGATTGTGGGACCAGGTCCCTTTAGACTTGATTTAATCTATTATTTTAAGGCGGATTTTATCATGTATTTACAAAAGAAATATTTTGCTGGATTGACAGTAGATGTAGAAAAATATCACACGACTAAATTTAACAGTAAAAAGATAACCAGGTCGGCTAATATAAACCGTACTCCGGAAAATATGAAAAAAGTAAATGAACGTAACGCTGCTAAAAATTTACGTCGAAAGATCAATGCTAATTTCACAGCAGGTGATTATCATTTGATCCTAACCTATAGACCGGAAGAAAGAGCACTTAATCCAGAAGATGCAAGAAATGACCTGAAAAGGTTTTTAGATAGAATGAGAAGGCACTATAAAAAGTTAGAGAAAGAATTAAAGTATATAGCGGTTGCTGAGTATGGGAAAGTATCCATGCATTTTCATATGGTAGTCAATGGTGGAGTTCTACCAGAAGAAATAAATAAAATATGGGGACATGGCAGAGTAGGTCTTAGAGTTTTAGATGATTCGGGAGACTATATAAAACTTGCTGATTATCTCATAAAACAAACTAGAAAAACATATAATGATCCTGAAAAAGCTGTATTCAAAAAAAGATGGTGTTCATCGAGAAACTTAAAAGAACCGGAAGTAGAGACCAATATAGTCAAAGCTGACAGCTGGCGGGAGTATCCGAAAGCGCCCAAAGGCTATATGATCATTCCTGATAGCATTGAATATGGAGTAAGCGAGATCACTGGCTATCCATATCAGTATTACAGAATGATCAAGATACCTGATAAAAAACAGAAGGAGAAAAAGAGGTATGTTAAAAATAATATTAGACATCCCGCCCAGTGTTAACCATTGTTATGTAAATGTACCGAGAAAAGGCCGCAGACTTACAGAGGCAGCGAAAAACTGGAAACTTATTGCTGGATATGAAGCAACTCAGGCAAAAAGGAAACAGGGGTGGGTTTATCCTGCAAAAGATGAAAAAATAGTTATCCTGCTATGGGCTTTTTGGCCCGATAATCGTCCTCACGATATGGGAAATCTCCATAAGCTCCTGCCTGATGCACTTGAAAACATCCTCTATGAAAATGATAGAAACGTCCTTATTCGTGATATGGATTTCTCCTTAGACAAAAAACGTCCTCGTATTGAAGTTGTCGTTGCATATAAAAAGGAGCTGGATGATAATGAAACACAGCACTAAAAAATTTGTCCTACAGGAATTGGCTGACTATAAAGAAAACTGTATGGAAATAATTCGTATTCAAGAACAAATAAAAAATCTTAGGTGTTCAGGAAAAGCAGAATTAACAAACCGGGAACTGCAAAGGTTATTTTTACGACAGGAATATTTAGAAAGAGCAATAGCAGCTATAGATGATTTACGTGCGGCGTTGAACGAGGATCTATTACTGTTATTTAACGAGAAATTTTTGAATAGACCAAGCTTGCAGGATAAAACGATAATTGCACGTCTAAATGTTAGTCGTGCAAAATTCTATAAAGATCTCGACTTGATCTGTAAAATGCTGGCTGATAGATTAGGACTTTCATAGTTACATGTGATTTTGGTTGCACAGACTTTTGGTGTTGTATATGATTTTGGTTGCACGGACTTTTGGCATTGCATACGGTTTTGGTTGCATGGACTTTTATCGTTGCACGGACTTTTGGTTGCACGCGATTTTGATTGCACGGACTTTTGGCGATAAAAATAAAAAGCACGGTCTAACCGTGCTTACAAGTTTTTCATTTTAGAACGAATAGAGAACATATTTATATCAAGATAGCAAAGAGTATCGTTTTTACCTAGCTGGATATTTTCAGGGGAGCTAGGAGACGGAATAAATTCATTGTCCTGCTCCATTCCCCACAAATGGAATCCTAACGCTTCTTTTGCGTATAATATTGCTTCGTGAAGTTATTACCAGAAGCGACGCAGCCGGGTAGATCGGGTAAGAATACGCTGTAATTATTAGCATTTTTTCTATAACGGCGGGGTAAATATAACAGTCTTGTTTTTTATGCATATATAACGCTCCTTAGCTTAGATCTCAAATACATCATAACACACGTATAAAATACGTACAACGATAAAAATAAAAAACGCTGGTTTTACTCAGCGCTTTTTATAGTATGCTTACTTTCGTTCATAAACAACGCAATTAGAAAGAACTCTTTCGGCATTGTTCCAGATCCAAGACCAAAATAATTTCTCTTTTTTTGAATAGGTATTTACTTCTTCTTCTGGTACTAGGGCTAAAGTATCACAAATTTGTTTAAAATAATTTTGCTGTGACTTAGTTATAATAAAAAGCCTGCCCCCTACACCCGGCAAAGGGTCTGTTTGAGTTTTCGGGATAAGGTCTAAATTATCAAGCATTTCAAGAATTTTTTTATCAAAATTAAAGCGGTTTTTCTTCATGGTTTTACCTCCAAAGCATTTTCTTTAAGTCAATTAAACGTCATTAAAATATAAATGTCAATAAAAATTGTTTATAAGCATTTTAAATTCGTCAATGGTTGCTGTCCAGACTGCCTGTTGTCGGGTATAACCGTTAGGAGTAGAATAAGCAATAACTTTTACAGTTTTATTCAAAGTATCAGCGTAAATATCAGGATAAGACTTGTAAAGTTCAATAGTTTTTTTTATACAAGTCTTAACACTTTTGAATGTCCAGCGCTCAAAATTGACGGCTATACCGTCAATATTTTCAAAACAAATAAGAAATGTTTGTTTTTTCAT